AGGGCTTTTAGTGCTTCCTTTATATGTGTGCGCGGGTGTGCGCGTGTGTGCGTGGGGGGGCGCAGGAGGCCCAGGGCCATGTCCCCCTACTATACACAATCTTATACATTTTGAGGCAGAACTAGGTGTATACCAGATAGCCCCACAGCTTTAAAGCCCTTCTAAAGCTTCCCAGCCCTCCCAAACTAACCAGGTCCAACCAGATCTAACCAGATCTAGGGGGAATGAGCTATAAGTTGCTTAGCTTTTAGCCTACACTAACCGGACAAGAAGCTATATATATATACCTTATAGGATGTTGTCCAGTTAGTGGGCCTATTGAGGCCGCCAAATACATCAACTTATAGGGCTATTATATTACCCGTACTTATATTCGTAGTCCTTTATCCCGAATAAGCCCAATATATACCTTATAGGATGTTGTCCGGTTAAGCGTAGTGCTGACACGCCTGTTGTCTTAAACCTACAGTACATACCCCCTACTAACACACAACCCTATAAAGGCTATAAAGCCCTATAAAGCCCTATAAAGCCCTATAAAGCCCTATAAAGCCCTATAAAGCCCTATAAAGCCCTATATCCTCTTAAGAAGACTATTGGGGGTAGTGGTTGGTAGTAGGTAGTAGGTAGTAGGTAAAAACCCAAAGGGGTTAATAAGATTATACAGGTGTATTAGACTTCTGTCAAGTTATATTTTATATTTATAACAGAATAACTGAATAAAAGACTTGACAAGACTCTATATTCCCCTTATACTAGTTACATATCACAAAGGATAAGTACTATACTCATGGGTACTAAGCAGTTAACAGATAAGCAAGAATCGTTTCTCAGCCACTTGACCAAAGAAGGAGGTGATCCTCATAAAGCAGCAGCGCTGGCAGGTTATGCTGAGTCGAGCACTAATGCAGTTGTAAAGTCTTTGAAAACTGAGATCCTAGATATAGCAACAAACATCCTAGCACGGTCAGCACCTATGGCAGCTATGAAGCTCGTACACATAATGGACAGTGCAGAGCCTATTCCACAAGCCAATATACGCATACAGGCCGCACAGACCATCCTAGACCGCGTAGGAATAGGAAAAACAGATCGTCTGGATGTTACTGTTAATACTGCCGGAGGTTTATTCATTCTTCCAGCCAAAAAAGAAACCGTTATAGAAGGTAATTATGAGGAGGTCTAGCAGCACTATCCCTTTTGGTTATGCTTTAGATAAAAAGAATAAAAGGATGCTGACTGCTATTCCAGAACAGCTAAAAGCCTTAGATAAGATTGTTGATATGGTTAAGGAAAAGACTTTAAGCTTACGTGAAGGAGCTATGTACCTAGAGCATCAAACAGGTCGCCAAATTTCACACATGGGATTAAAGAAAATAGCCGATAAACATGCTTGATTGGGAGGTTAACCCAGACAAGTATATACAAGACGAAAACGGAGAGTTTGTACTCAAGGTAGATGGTACACCACGCAAGAGGCCCGGAAGAGCAAAGGGTTCAAAGAGTCGCGGATACAACTACCACTCTAAGACTAAAGCCACAATGGATGCAAAGAAGGTAATTAGAGACAAACAAAAGAAACTCAAAGCCGTTCAAGGCAAAGTCGAAACCTACAAAAAATCAATCAGCAACACCCAGAAAACTTTAAACAAATTAGACGGTACTTCTGCCTCAAACATTGCAGAACCCAAAGACCTCAAAGGCTTACCAAACGCTCTAGCAGAAGAAGCTAAGCAGGACGTTATCTTCAGCGCCAACGAAGGCCCACAAGAAGACTTCCTTGCAGCCGCCGAGACAGACGTTCTATACGGCGGTGCAGCAGGGGGTGGCAAGTCCTATGCCATGCTTGTAGACCCCCTTAGATACGCGCACAGAGCGGCTCACAGGGGTCTAATTATACGACGCTCCATGCCCGAACTGCGGGAGCTTATAGACAAAAGCCGAGAGCTGTACCCCAAAGCCTTTCCGGGGTGTAAATATAAAGAGGTAGAGAAGCTGTGGAACTTTCCGAGCGGAGCCAAAATAGAGTTTGGATTCTTAGAAAGAGATGCAGATGTTTACCGTTATCAGGGACAAGCATATAGCTGGATAGGTTTCGATGAGATTGCTCATCTAGCAACTGAGTTTAGCTGGAATTATCTAGCTTCAAGGTTGCGTACTACTGATCCAGAGATTGTTCCGTATATGCGCTGTACAGCAAATCCAGGTGGCATAGGCTCCACTTGGGTAAAGAAACGATACATCGATCCTGCTCCTCCGCACGAGTCTTTTATCGGACAAGACGGACTAAGTCGTAAGTTTATACCTGCCAGACTCCAAGATAATCCATTCTTAGCGTATGACGGTAGGTATGAGAAGATGCTCCAGGCTTTGCCACCCACGCAAAGACAGCAGCTTCTAGATGGTAACTGGGACGTTGCGGAAGGAGCAGCTTTTACAGAGTTTGTACCACAGCTTCATGTCATTACGCCGTTTGAGATCCCTATAAACTGGGAACGCACAAAAGGAATAGACTATGGTTATGCATCAGAAAGTGCATGTATATGGGCAGCAGTTGATCCTAATGACGGAACACTAATAATATACAGAGAGCTATACCAGAAAGGTCTATTAGGCACCGAACTTGCCAGCCTACTTACCAGTATGGAACTAAATGATCCCTTCTCAGTCCAAGGGGTGTTAGACACAGCGTGTTGGTCGCGTACAGGAACTACAGGCCCAACAGTCGGAGAAACTTTACAGCGTTCAGGACATAAGCTAAGACGCGCAGATAAGAACCGTGTGCAGGGGAAGATTCAAATCCACGAATACTTAAAAGTTATGCCAAGCGGAAGGCCAAAAATACAAATATTTAATACATGCCCTAATCTAGTACGCGAGCTTCAAAGTATTCCTCTGGATAAACGTAACCCAGAAGACGTAGATACAAATGCACCTGACCACGCATATGACGCATTAAGATACTTAATCATGGCAAGACCTAAAATTAATGATACGCTAAACCAACTACGTCAATTTCACAGAGAGAAAATTTATTCTCCTGTGGACTCAACTTTTGGATACTAAACCAGATATGGAAAAAGAGAAAGAGCTGGCTTTCACTGAGTCAAGCACATTGACGATAGATATAAAAAGTCTGATAGGTATCCTAGCGATGATACTGTCCATTGCGGCTGTTTATTTCAGTTTGACCGGCCAGATATCAGCTCTGCAACTTGATGTTATTAGAATGCAGGACAGCGTTGCAACGAATGAAGAGTTTAGAATTAAATGGCCTAGAGGTGAGCTTGGAGCTTTACCTGATGATGCAGTTCAAGATTTGAATATCCAGTACTTGCAGAAAGAACTGGCTAAGATTCAAGAAGAGTTTGATGACCACATCGAAGATCCTCACGTTGAAACACAGAAGTAAAGAGTATTAAATATGAAAAACAAAACAAAACTAAAGAGGAATAAAACATGTCTACAACCACAGGTCTAGTAAATATTCGTAAAGACGTAAACGATGCAGCAGTTGCTATCGATACTCGTCTTCTTTCACAGCGTGTCGGCGCACAAACAGAAGTAACTACTGCTACTATTGCAGTAACTGATGACACCCACACTGATGTCTCTTTCACACAGCCTGCCGGAACAATCATTCGTAACTTGATTGCTATCCCTGCCGGAAACATCGTAACAGGTGGATCAAGTGGTAATGACGTAGACTTTAGTTTAGGAACAGCTTCAGGTGGTGGACAGATTATTGCTACTGAAGCCATTCTAGATGACGGCGGTTCTGCTGTAACTTGGGCAGCTAATGCTCCTTTGTATCTTATCAAGGACTCTCACGGCCATGCAGCCAGCCAGTTTGTAACCACCTCAGTAACCGCAGGTGTGGTTGGTGGCCCCGCTACTTCAGAAGCTATTGTAATTGCAAGTACTCTTTACAGCGCCGCTGACCGTACTCTATACGCTCGACTAACTCCAATCGGAGCTGATCTAGCTACGGCGGCAACTACTGTTAAGTACATTATCCAGTTCCAAGCTCTATAATTTAAAAGTGACCCACGCCTGCCTAAGTCTTCTTGTAGATGAAGGCAGGTTTTTTGTATAATTTAGGGAAATTACATGGCTAATGAAAAAGACGGTTTATTTGGAAATGCGGGTGAGATCTACTTTGAAGCTGTTGAGGGCGAAAGTGGACTCGATATAACGCTAGAAGAATCCATACGTCTTCAGTTCGTAGGCTTGATTCAAGATCGTTTTGAACAAGCAGAAACCACTAGAAAAGCAGACGAAGCTCGCTGGCTCAGAGCCTACCATAACTTTCGAGGTCTTTACGGCAAGAGTATTCGATTCCGAGAGTCAGAAAAGTCACGCGTCTTTATCAAAGTAACTAAGACTAAAGTGATTGCAGCCTTCGGTCAGTTAGTGGATGTTATGTTTGGTACGGGTCGTTTTCCAATTGGGATTAAAGAGACTGATATACCTGAAGGTGTATCAACTTACAAACACTTAGACATGGCCCCAGGACTTGAGACAAGTCCACCAGAGACACCAGAAACACCAGAGTCCTCGGAAGAACAAGAAGAGCAACTAAACCCCTTTGACGTTGGATATGAAGGTGATGGTAGAGTATTAAAAGCTGGAGCAACTTTCTCACCTGGTGAATCTGCTTTTGAAAATGCAATCGAAGAGGCAGAGCTAACTTTTATAGATGGTCCAAGCACAGACCCTCAAATCCCTGAGATATCACCTGCTAAAAACTCAGCCCGACTAATGGAAAAGATGATTCACGATCAAATTGAAGAATCTAACGGTTCTTCAGAGCTACGAAATGCTTTGTTTGAATCTGCGCTGTTTGGAACTGGAGTAGTTAAAGGCCCGTTCAACTATAATAAGACCCTAAGCCGCTGGGAGGTTGACGAAGAGTCAGGCGAAAGAGTTTACAGCCCTTTAGCTGTGCGAGTTCCGCGCATTGAGTTTGTTTCTATCTGGGACTTCTTTCCTGATCCAAATGCCACAACCATTGAAGAGTGCGAGTATGCCTTCCACCGTCACAAGATGAATCGATCACAGCTTAGAAACCTAGCCAAGCTCCCTCACTTTAACAAGGATCAGATCCGTGAGTGTTTAACGATGGGAGCAAACTATGTTGAGAAAGACTATGAGTCAGAATTAAAAGACGATCAAAGGAATACAGAATATGGCGGTGGACTTTTTGAAGTTCTTGAATATTGGGGAGTCATGGACGCACAATACGCCAGAGAAGCAGGTATGGACATTCCAGAAGAGGTAGATGATCTAGATGAAGTACAGGTTAATGCTTGGATTAGTAATGGCAAGCTTTTACGGGGTGTTATTAATCCGTTTACTCCATACAGGCTCCCATATAATGCCTTCCCCTATGAGCGTAATCCTTACTCTTTCTTTGGCATTGGCGTTGCTGAAAATATGGACGATTCTCAACAAATAATGAACGGCCACGCACGAATGGCTATTGATAATTTAGCGTTAAGCGGCTCAGTAGTTTTTGATGTAGATGAGTCAGCACTAGTTGCAGGGCAGTCAATGGAGATATACCCCGGAAAGATGTTTAGGCGACAAGCAGGAGTTCCGGGACAAGCAATTCATGGCCTAAAGTTCCCTAACACTACGCAAGAGAACTTGCAGATGTTCGATAAGTTTCGACAGCTTGCAGATGAGCAGACCGGAATCCCCAGCTACTCACACGGACAGACGGGGGTACAGAGCATGACTCGTACTGCGTCAGGCATGTCAATGTTACTGGGTGCAGCGTCTTTAAATATTAAAACAGTCATAAAGAATGTAGATGATTTCTTGCTCAAGCCGATTGGTGAAGCATATTATCAGTGGAACATGCAGTTCTTTGAAGGAAAGCTAGATATTCAGGGTGATTTAGAAATCAATGCAATGGGAACTAATAGCCTCATGCAAAAAGAAGTACGCAGTCAACGTTTAACTATGTTTCTTCAGACTGCACAAAACCCAGCTATAGCGCCATTTGTTAAAATCTCTAAGATTGTTAGTGAACTTGCATATAGCTTAGACCTGGACCCTGATGAGATACTTAATGACCCTGAAGAGGCAGCTATTATAGCACAAATTATAGGAGCGCAGAATGTTGGACAAGCGAATGGCAGTGCGTCTGTCCCCCCTGGTATCCAACCAGGAGCTATGGGAGGCGTTGACGGAGTACCTCAACAGCCTCAAGACCCTGGAGTTACAGGGACTGGCGGTGGCAACATCGGAACTGGAAATGTTCCGCAAGCAGGGGAAAGTGAGTTCTCTGGTTAATTTGTTGCAACTTAAAGACCAAGTACGCGAAGCCAAACACAGAATTGAGGAAGAATAAATGAAAAATGATCCAATGAAAGTCAAGTACAATAAAGGTGGAAACTCCATGTTGGTGCCACCAGAAATGGAAATGGAACAAGATATGCCAATAGACACATATCCCAACATCCCTGAAGATGAAATGCCAGTAGACACATATCCCAACATCCCTGAAGATGAGATGGCAGTAGCAGAAGAGTCTCAACTTCCAGACAGTGAAATGGAAACTGAGCATCTAGAGTTTGTACTAAACGAAGCTTTAGACATAGACGAACAAGAATATTTAATGGGCGTTCTAGAAACTGACGAACGTTTAAGCGGTATCTTTGATAAGGTCATGGATGTTGCAACAGAATTCTCAGGTGAAGGGGAAGTAGACGGCCCCGGAACTGGAGTATCGGATTCGATTCCCGCAAGGTTATCGGACGGTGAATTCGTTTTCACCAAAAAGGCTACCGATCAAGTGGGCGCTGACCAGCTACAAACCATGATGGATGAAGCTGAGAAAGCCTATGACGGCGGCTTAATGAAGAAAGCATTTGGCGGACTAACAAATGATCCTCTCTCTACTGAAAAGAAGACATCTTCTTACAACAGTTCAAATGAGATTAAGAAGCAGATGATTAGTGCTAACCAAATGCCAAGCATAAGATAACGATAAAGCCACTTTATTAATTTAAACCCTTTATCAACAATATAAATCCAGAGGCCACCTTGGAGTATCAAGACCCTATATTACAAACGCGAATAATATAGCCACCTTGAAAGACTAGCAAGCCCCTAAAGGAGAGTGACAAGATGAATACTGCAACAGAACAACTTGATGAACCAGAAGCAAATCCATATAATTCTAAGAAGGCGTGGCATACAGAAGATGCAGCCCACTCAGGATCAGCAGAGGAGCTTTACCGCGAGGACAAACCTACTAAGGCCACCCGTAAATCAGCGGCCCCTGAAGCAGATGGCGCACCCGGCGGAAGTACCAATTATAAAAAAAGATACGATGATCTAAAGAAACATTACGATCATAAGATTTCAGAATTTAAACAACGAGAGGCTCAACTTACCGCAGTGGCAACAGACACGCAACCAGCGTATGCCCCGCCTAAGACAGCAGACGAACTCGAAAGTTTTAAATCTGAATATCCTGATCTATATGAAACTGTAGAATCAGTTGCTCACTTACAAAGTGAACAGCAGATGCAAGTTTTAAAAACTAAGATGTCTGTTCTCGAAGAAAGAGAACTAAACATCCAGCGAAAAGAAGCTGAATCTACACTGCGCGAACGTCATCCTGACTTTGAGGACATACGTGGCGATGACAAGTTTCACGAATGGGCTAAAGAACAACCTGAAGAAATTCAGATTTGGATCTATGAGAACCCAGATAATGTTAATCTCGCAATCAAAGCTATTGATCTTTATAAGATGGAACGCGGAATCAAGACAAGAACTAAGCAGCCCCAATCTAAGTCACAATCTTCCGAGTCTTCAGCAGCGGACTTGGTATCTACTCGAACAACTCGCGTAGACCCAGCCCAGCCTAAGATTTGGACACAACGGGAAATCGCTTCTTTGTCTATCCAACAATATGATAAGTTTGAGCAAGAGATTGACTTAGCTATCATGGAAGGCAGAGTACGATAAATACTTAATGTCTTTTTAGGAGTACCATCTAATGGCTTATAACCAATCAGACCAACTATTTGAGCAAGGCACCGATACTAACGGTAACTTTGGTAACTCAGTATCTGGTCAAACTAATAGTTTTTTCCTTCCTTCGGTCTATTCGAAGAAAGTTCTAAACTTTTTCCGCAAAGCCTCAGTAGCTGAAGCAATCACTAATACTGATTATAGCGGCGAGATATCCGCCTTTGGCGATTCAGTTAAAGTTATCAAAGAGCCAACCATTACTGTTTACCAGTATGAGCGTGGCGCTGACGTAACTCAGACTAAACTTACTGACCAAGAGACTACTTTAATTGTAGACGTAGCCAATGCATTTAAATTCATCGTAGATGATATTGAAACTGCAATGTCTCATGTCAACTTTAAAGAAGTTGCAGCTTCATCTGCTGCATACGCATTGAAAGATGCTTTTGACGCGGGTGTAATTGCTACGATGATTGCTGGTGTTTCAGCCTCAAGTCCTAACCACATCCTTGGTAGCGACAGCGCTACTGACCTAGCCGCAGGAACTTTTGACGGCACTGGTAACTTGGACATTGGTTTTGGATCAAGTGAACACGATCCCTTAGATGTGATGGCGTATATGGCCCGTCTTCTTGACGAGCAGAACATCCCAGAAGAAGGACGCTGGTTCTTGGCTCCACCTAGCTTTTACGAGCAGTTGTCTCAAACTAGCTCTAAGCTAATGTCTGTAGACTTCAACGCAGGTCAAGGTTCTATCCGTAATGGCTTAGTATCATCTGGCAAGCTGCGTGGCTTCGACATGTATAAGTCTAACAACATCGCTTCTCCAAGCAATGCTGCTGGACAGATACTAGGCGGCCACATCAGCGCTACAGCAACCGCCCAGACTATCACAAGCACTGAGGTTCTTCGTGACCCAGATAGCTTTGGTGATATCTGCCGTGGTCTGCATGTGTATGGTGCTAAAGTATTACGTTCTGAAGCCCTTGTTTCAGCGTTCTACGGTATCGACTAAGTAAGTAACTAGAGACGGGGGTGTAAAAAGCCCCCTTATCTTTATAAGAGGTGACCATGCCGATAGTAGGAAGCAATAAAAATCCTGTAATGATTAAAGGAAAAAGGAAAGGAAAGAAACTTGGAAGCACTGGTAGATGGTACAAGCCAGAGAACAAAAAGAACTATGACGAAAACTGGGACGCTATCTTCGGAAAGAAAGATACCGAAACAAATTTGAAGGCGAAATAATTTATGGCAACAACTTACCTTGATTTAACTAATGAGCTTCTCCGAGAACTTAATGAAGTAGTGTTAAGTTCCAGTACGTTTAGTGGTGCTGTAGGAGTTCAACAACACGTTAAAGACGCAGTAAATCGAGCGTACTTTGACATTGTGACTGAAGAGACACAGTGGCCCTTCCTAGCTGTAGCCGAAAGCGGCGCAGTAGACCCCATGTACGGAAACGTATATGTTGAAACAGAGATTGGAACAAGATTTTATGAATTAAAAGCTGCTAGTTCTAGTATTACAACGGACTACAGCGCAATAGATTGGAATAACTTTTACTTAACTACTGTAGGCGTAACAGACGAAGTGGCACCTTATCAAGCCAGGAACCTTCGCTTTATGACTATAGAGGCTTGGAAAGACTTTCGCAGAACTCCTGAAAACATAGACGATGCTGACACTCAACAATATGGCATACCTAGCGCTGTTATCCGAAGCCCTGATTCACGCAAGTTTGGACTTAGTCCCATCCCCGACAAGATATATCGAGTCTGGTTTTATGCCTGGACGCTGCCTACACAACTAGCAGCTCACGGAGACACTGTAGTATTTCCAGACCTATACACTACAGTGCTACAAGCCCGTGCCAGATATTATATTTGGCAGTTTAAAGATAATCCACAAGCAGCAGCCTTTGCCCTGACAGATTATAGAAAAGGCTTACGCAGTATGCGATCTAATTTAATAGAGCCTTCTCCTTCGTATATAAAAGATGATCGAATGAGATTCGTATAATATGGCCCCTTCCCAACCCTTTGGTGTCTCATGTAAAGGTGGTTTAAATACTAACCTTAATCAGCTTGAGATGCTTTCACAGCCCGGATTAGCTACAAAGCTTTTAAACTTTGAAGTAGACCCTGATGGTGGATACAGGCGTATAAACGGCTATACAGCCTTTGGGGACACACGCCCTAACAGTGCTAATGAAGTTCTAGGTATGTTTGTATACGCAGACGGACTTATTGTTTGTTCAGGCGACGGTATATTTTTTAGTCAGGATGGCGAAACAACATGGCTACAGATAAACAGGGCTAGTGTAGCAAGCGGTGGAGACAACCACACAGCTTTCACGGGCCGCAGCATGGATGCGCGAACAGCCCAAGAACAAACTACCTTCGCACTATTTGAAGGCAACACAGACTATGGACAAGTAATAATAACTGATGGCGTTAATAAGCCCTTCCTTTTCCATATGACAGGTACTAGCGGTTTAACGACTCGTACATTCTTTGCAGAAGAGATAACAGTAAGTGGAACAGTAGCGCCAAAGGTCTGTGCTATTCACGATAAACACTTAGTTGTTGCAGGAGCGCCTACTGCTAAGAATACTATTTATTATAGTGACCTTATGGACCCCAGTGCTTTTACAGGCGCTACAGCAGGATCTATTGTACTGCCTGATCAAGTAGTAGGTCTTAAAAGCTTCCGTGATGCTTTAATCATCTTTTGTAGAAACAGTATTAATAAGCTTATAAATATAAATGTATCCGCAAGTATTGCAATTGTTCCGATTACGCAGAACGTTGGGTGTTTAAGTTCTCACAGCATTCAAGAGATTGGTGGTGACTTAGTATTCCTAAGTCCTGACGGTATCCGTTCTGTTGCAGGTACATCAAGAATTGGTGACGTTGAATTGGGATCAGTTAGCCGACAAATACAGTCTATTATTTCAGCATTAGCTAATTCTATAAACGCTTTTACTATTACCAGCGCAGTCCTAAGAAGTAAGTCACAGTATAGGTTATTTTATAACGCAGACGGCGGGTCTACAGCAGCCTCTAGAGGAATTATGGGCACACTAACCGCTAACGGTTTTGAGTGGTCTGAAACACTAGGCATTCAAGCTACTGGTTTTACTTCTGGCTTTGCGACTACAGGCATTGAAAAACTATATCACGGAGACAACGAAGGATATATCTACAACCATAATGAAGGCAACAGCTTTTCATCCGCAGGTACTCTATTAGATATTACGGCTCAGTATCAAACACCACACTATGACTTTGGTGATGTAGGAACCCGAAAGACTTTACAATATGTAAAGCTTTCTGTAACTCCTGAAGGCGCAGTCTCTCCAACATTAAGAATTAAATACGACTACGAAGACACCACAATACCACAACCCCCAGAGTATTTGTTAGATGACATTCCAACGCCTTCACTTTTTGGTCAGGGTATTTTTGGAGTGTCTGTATTCGGTGCAAGCGCTGATCCAATGTTGCGTCAGGCTGTACAAGGTAGTGGTACTGTTTGTAATTTCCAAATTAAAAGCTCAGATCAAAAACCGCCTTATGCGATTAATGGCCTATACATAAATTACGTCCCATCAGGTAGGAGATAACCCCCAATGGCCGGAACAAGCTACACTCGACAAAGTACACTCACCGATGGTGATACGATTACATCAGCACTTTTTAACGCAGAGTATAACCAGTTAGTTACTGCATTCTCTTATGCCGCTTCAGGTACGACAGGACACCAACACGATGGCGGAGCAGGGGAGGGTGGAAATATTGAGATTATCGGTGACGCAGATTTCTTAAATAAGCTTGTAGTAGACAGTACTAACAATCGTTGGGGAGTATTTGTTCAAGTAAGCTCCGCAGCCGTTGAGCAGATACGCATCCAAGATGGTGCAATTGTTCCTGTTACTGATAATGATATTGATTTGGGAACAAGCACTTTAGAGTTTAAAGACGGCTTCTTTGACGGAACAATTCATGTAGATACTCTGGACGTAGACGTTAATGCAACAATTGCAGGCACTCTAGGTGTCACAGGCGTAGCAACTGTAGGCGGCTTAACAGTAGGTAGCGCAGCACTTAATGAAGCAGAGTTAGAGATTCTAGACGGCGCGACAGTCACAACGGCTGAATTAAATGCTCTAGACGGTATCACAGCCGTAGTAGGCGAACTAAACGCTTTGGATATTGGTTCTACAGCCGTGGGTACAGCAGTGGCTTCTAAGGCAGTAATCCTTGATTCTAACAAAGACTATACAGGCGTTCGCAACCTAACAATTAGTGGTGAATTAGACGCAGCAACAGGTGACTTTTCAGGCGCTATAGATGTAGCAGGAACCGCAAACCTAGATGTCGTTGACATTGACGGTGCCGTGAATATGGCAACCACTGCTCTTGTTACAGGTGTCTTGACCACAGCCTCTACGCAAGTGGCGACGGGCGGGATCACTAGTGGTTCAAATATTGTTTCAGACACAGACTCTACCGATGATCTCGGTACAACGAGTGTTCGTTGGGCTAACTTGTTCGTAGATGGTATTACTGCAACCGATCAAATCACG